AGTTTTTAGCCAGCCCAACGTGCTTTCGTTGCCAATGTGGCGAGCGTGCCGCATCGTGGATGGTGCGTTGAAGATAGATAATCATATCACCGGCACGCAAGAAGCGGCGCAGAAGCGTGCGGATGAACTCAATGCGCTAGAGCGAAAGAAAAAGCGCCTTTTCCGGCGGGCAACCAGGAAAGGCGCAAAAGCAAAATAGGATGAAAGCAAAATGGAACATGAAAAGTCAACGGAGAATCAGATTTTGTCGGGGAAGTTGGGCAAATACGAATACTCCGACAAGAAGTATGACAATTTTGTCTGCCCGGGGGAAATTACGGTGCAGATCACATTGGATGAGTACCGCCGACTGGTAATGGCGGATGCGATGACGAAGCAGAAAATCAGTGAGGCAGAACACAAGTGGTATGCTGCGGAGCGCGAGAGGGATGCTCTCAAAAAAGAGAACGCCGAACTGAAAGAGAAGGTCGTCCGGCTTGCGGGCGGCAAGGCAGATGAGGGAGAAAAAAATGACAAAGGAAAGATTCGAAGCTCTTATAAAAGAGCTGGAAGACTGTGAATGCTATATATGTGTAGCGCACTGCGAAGATGATGTAATAATGCACATGCACGGAGATATGGACAAAACCATTCCCAGTGCAATCACGGGCATTATTGCAACAATCAACCAAATGAAAGATCGTGCAGAAAGGTATCGCCGCTTCAGATCCGCCATACACATTTTTGGGGTAGCGGCAAATAAATTGCTTAAAGAGGAATGGGCGGCAAAAGAAAAAGCGCCCGAAGCGGCGGCAACCGATGAGGGCGCAGATGAATAACATTTCACCGTGAGTATATCACGGGAAAGGAGAAAAAGCAAATGAAGATTCCAAAGCGGCTGCCCAAGAAGCTGCAAGAGCTTGTGGATTTGGAGAATGCGTTTCATAACTTGACGCTCATCGCCGCTGAGATGCGGCGGTGGCAGGGGCGCATTTCCATCCAGCTGACCTATTTCGAAGAGTGCGTCTTGGGGGATACGTTCGTGACGATCGACAGCGATCTCTATTACGACAAAGGCAAGAAGGAAATCCGTGAGCACGCAAGCTCGCATACGCGGCGTGCAGATATTTACAGAAAGGCGGTACTTGCATCATGAGTGCAGAAGCAGCAAAGAAGCCGTTTACGGTGACGGACGAATCCAGTGCAGAGTGGGCGATGGAAAAACTCGAAGAGAACACCAAGGCGCGTGCGCTCATCGAGGAGCAGTACCAGCGCATGATCGCACGTCATGAGGCTTGGCGCGAAGATGCGCTGAAGGAGCTTGACGAAAGCGATGCATATTTTTACGGGCTTCTTCGTCCGTGGGCAGAAGAAAAGCTCGCGGGCGGCAAGAAGAAGTCGGTGAAGCTGCCGAGTGGAACGGTGGGATTCCGTGCGGGAACAGGGACGTACAAGTTTGGCGAGGACAAAGTGACGGCGACAAATGCGGAGCTTCTCGCGTTCGTCAAGAATGACGATGCGTCGTTCATCAAGGTGGAAGAATCCGTGCGCTGGGGCGACTACAAGAAGACGCTGAACGTAACAGACGATGGAAAAGTCGTGAGCGCCAATGGGGAGGTCATCCCCGACATGACCTACACAGAGGGAGAGCCGACCTTTTATGTGAAGGTGAAATCATGAGCCGGGCGATCCTCGTCTACGGGGAGAGCGGGAGCGGCAAGACAACGTCGCTCCGCACGCTCAATGCGGAGCGCACATTTATCGTCGATGCCGACCGCAAGGGGCTGTCGTGGCGCGGTTGGAAGAAGCAATACAACGGCGAAAAGAAGAACTATGTGCAAGTTTCGAACGTGCCGACCATCGAGAGCATTTACCAAAAAATGCAGGGCGAATGGGCAGACAAGTTTGATGTGCTTGTCATTGACGGATTGACCACCATCATGGTGGACGACGAGATGCGGCGGGCGAAAGAGCGCGGCTTTGACAAATTCCTCGATCTAGCCCAGTGCGTATGGAACATCGTGTCAGACGCGCATCTTCTTCGAGAAAATCTGACCGTCGTTTTTATCGCGCACGCCATCACAGAGCATGACGAAAGCGGCTACCAGTGGACGCACGTCAAGACGGGCGGCAGGAAGCTCGACAAGATCGTGCTGGAATCCAAATTCACAACGGTACTTTGGGCAAAAGCTCTGGACGGTAGGTACGTCTTTGCCACGCAGTCCGATCACAGCACGGCGAAAAGTCCGATGGGGTGCTTTCCCAAGGAGATTCCCAACGACATGGCGGCAGTGATCGCCGCCTTGAAGCAGTATGAAGAAGACGACGCAGAGGATGGAGAAAAGATAGGGGGACAAGCAACATGATGAAACCACCGGGATTCGATGAAGCAGCAGCGATCAAGGGCGGGGGATTTCCGCAGCTGCCGCCGGGCGGGTATATTTGCCGCATCGTCGATGCGAAAGAGCAGCAATCAAGGAGCAAGCGCAGCATGATGGTGCTTGCCTTGGACATCGCCGAGGGGGAATACAAGGATTTCTACGGCAAGCAGTTCCAGCGCCGCAGGGCTGAGAATGTAGAAGCAAAGTGGCCGTGCCTTTACTATCAGATGATGGAAGGCGACGACTACACCATGGGGCGGCTCAAGGGGATGCTGATCGCCCTGGAAGAATCGAATGCGAATTTCAAGGTCGCTTCCTGGGACTGGGATGAGAAGAAGCTGAAAAATCTCCAGTGCTGCGGCGTGTTCCGCGAAGAAGAGTATTTGAACCAACAGAATGAAATCCGAACGAGCGTCAAGTGCATGACCATCTTGCCGGCGGCTGACCTTCCCGACGTCAAGGTGCCGGAGAAGAAGACGCTTGCCCAGCAGCAGAACGGCGGCAGTTGGGGAAACAGCGGCGGTTGGGGGAAGATCCCTGACGAAGAAATTCCATTCTGATGCTGACGACAGGAATGCTCGCGAAGGAGACGGACAAAGGCTTTTGGCTTTTTGTCCCCGTCTCTTCTGAGCGGGAGAGGGCAGAGATTCGGCGGGCGAACAAAGTCGCTGCAGTGGAGTTCTCCGATGCGCGGACGATTACGGCAGAGCAGCGAAAGAAAGCCTATGTGCTGATTCGCTGCATCGCCGAATGGTGGAGCGATACGCCCGCCGAGTGCATGAAAGAGCTGTCAAAGCTCATGTTCCGTGAAGCAGAGCCGAGTATCGAGCGAGAGCCGTTCAGCCTCTCCGACTGCGACCGAACGACGGCAAGGCTCTACATCACATATCTCATCGAGTTCTGCCTGCTGAACGACGTGCCGTGCAACGAGCCGATGTACAAGCTCGCCGAGGATTTGCCCAAATATACATGGGCGTGTCTCATGAAGAAGCGGTGCGTCGTCTGCGGCAGGAAAGCGGAGCTGCATCATGTCGATCATGTGCAGACGAACCGCGAGAGGATCAGCCATATCGGCATGAAAGCGCTGCCGCTTTGCCGCAAGCACCACAACGAGGTGCACGGCATGGGTGAAAAGGATTTTTTACGGAAGTACATCTTGGAGCCTGTGAAGATTGACGAGCAGATCGCGGATGTTTATAGGCTGAGGAAGAAAGCGAGGTGAGGGATATGTTGACGCTGATTGACAGGTTCAGAATGTTTGCGAGGGCAGCATCGGCGGACGACAGAATCGGCTCCCACGAAATAGCGGCTTACATTATGCTTTTGAACATAGATAATGACCTGCTGTTTCAAGAGTGGTTTGGGTGCTCTGATCGCCACTTGCAAGAGATGATCCAAGTCGGAAGCGTGCATACCATCACAAAAACAAAGAACAGATTGAAGCAACTCGGATGGATTGATTTCAAGACGGCTGGGAAAAAGACCACGTTGTATAAGTTGACCGTTCCCGCTACTGCTACAGAATGTGCTACAGAATGTGCTACAGGCGATATCTTTACTGCTACAGATACTGCTACAGATACTGCTACAGATACTGCTACAGATACTGCTACAGATGGTGCTACAGATGGTGCTACATTAATAAGACAAGACAAGAGAAGACAAGACAGACAAGACAAGAGAGAGAAAGACGTCGTCTTCGCGCACGCGAGGGAGCTGCCACAGATTCCTGCAGAGGTGAAGTCTGCCTTTGAGGGGGTGTTTCATCCGCTGGCAGGGCTGAAGGACATGGAGCGGCTGTCTTGCCTCTTGGACGAGTTTGGCAGGCGGGGCGTGCTCTTTGTCATTGCGCAAGCCAAGGAACGACCACAGGGCTTGGAGCGCATTCGCGATCCGTTCAGCTGGATGCGCAAGGTCTTGCTGACGGAGCCTTCTCCCTCTTCTCGCGCCGCAGGCGCGGGGCAAGCCACCGCAGGCGGGGAAAGGGCGCGTCCGCCGGACATGACGCATGTGACAGCGGAAGAATATGCCCGTCAGCTGGCCGAGGCGGACAAAGAGCGCTATGAGCGTTCAGGAGGAGACATCTATGGCATTTTCGGCGGATCGCAGCACGCTCTCAAGCCCTGAAATCGAAGAACAAGTGCTTGGCGCAGTCCTCACGAAACCGGACAAGATTTACGAACTGGCAAGCGTCCTGCGCCCGGGCGAATTTTCCCGCGAGACGCACAAGATCGTCTATCGCACCATGCTCAAGATGGCAGAAAAGCGACAGTCCATCGAGATGACAAGTCTTGTCGAAAGGCTCAAAGCGACGGGAGAACTCTCGCGCATTGGCGGCGTTCCCTTCGTGACAGGGTTGGGGCTGGGAGCCTTCACCGCGACCTACCTGCCGCAGCACGTCGAAAAGCTCAAAGAGTACGCACAGCGTCGGGCGCTTGTCGGCATCGCCGAAGAAGTCGCGGCGGCGGCGCAAGACCTCGCCGAGCCAGTAGACATCGCGGGCATCCAGTCGCGCATCGCCGATGCCGCCATAGGCAAAGAGCAGGGCATCACGACAATGACCGACGATCTCCTCGACTTTTCCGAGTGGATGTTTCAGCAGCAGGAAAAAGGCGATCAAGGCGTACTCTCGGGATTCGCCCCGTTGGACGTCATGACGCACGGCTGGCAGCCGGGCGATCTCGTAATCTTGGCTGCACGTCCGTCGATGGGAAAATCTGCGCTTGCGCTTTCCTTCGCGCTCTCTGCGGCCTTGAAGCACAAAAAGCATGTCGCGTACTTCTCGCTTGAAATGAGCAAAGGACAGCTCCTCTCGCGCATGATCGCGAACATCTCCGGCATTGATTCAAGGCGCATCTCGCATCCGAGCGGTCTCAGAGAAGAAGAACACGTGCGCATCCTGCAGGCAAGCGACAAGCTCTCACAGGCACCGCTCTATCTCCAAGTCGACGACGTAGATACGCCGCTCAAGATTTACAGCAAAGCGCGGCAAATCCAAGGGCGCTACGGACTTGACATGATCGTCATTGACCACATGCACCTCATGTCGGCCGGGAGAAAAGGCGACGACGGAAACCGCGTGCAGGAAATGAGCTACATCTCGCGCCAACTCAAACTCATGGCGATGGAATTGAACATTCCCGTGATCGCCTTGGCACAGCTCTCGCGGGCGGTAGAAGCCCGTCGGGGACAAGACAAGCGTCCGGTGCTCTCCGACCTTCGAGACAGCGGCAGCATCGAACAAGACGCCGATCTCGTCCTCATGATGTACCGCGAAGCGTATTACAACGAGCAGATCAAAGACGACGTTGTAGAACTGGCGATCAGGAAATTTCGCAACGGCGCATTGGGTACGGTCAACTTGGAATTTTGCAAAGAAGCATCGCGCTTTACCGCGATACCGTTTGGTGGAAAATACGTGGATGCGGAAGATTTGCCGCTCTAGGGGTGGGAAAATGAACTGGCTGGAAAAACTGCCGTCGGCAGTAAAAGAACAGGTGAAAGACATCCTGCTGCTCAGGCAAAGGACGCTGGAGATGCAGCAGGCGGGAACCATTACGAGGTCAAAAGCAAGGCGTATGGTGGCAAAACTCAACCACAGGATTGAACGTCTGGCGGACAGAAGCGCCATGAACGAATACATCCCCTGCAAGCGGCGCGACCCGACGGCATGGGAAGCGATCGGACGGGTGCGGCGTGAAGAGAAGGAGCACAGGAAGCGCGAGACGCAAGAGAAAGAGCGCCACAGCAAAGCAAAAAGGAGCAAGAACCATGCGAGAGTATAAAGCCGTCGTCCTCGGCGAACCCATCGCGCAGGGAAGACCGCGCTTTTCAAGGCAGGGTGGATTCGTCAAAGCCTACGATCCGACGCGAAGTCGAGAGTACAAGCAATACGTCCGCCTCATCGCCGCCAAAGATGCACCCGAGGCGCCTGTAACGGGAGCCGTGCTGCTCTCACTTAGGATTTATCGGTCAATTCCCAAGTCGATGAGCAAGTACAAGCGTGAAGCGGCGCTCTTAGGGCATCTGCGCCCGACGACAAAGCCCGACGTGTCGAACATCTTGAAAGGTGTGGAGGATGCGCTGAAAGGCTTGTGGTACGCAGACGACAGCCAGATCGTCGGCTACGGCGAATTGGGCAAGTGGTATGCAGAACGCCCGAGGATTGAGGTCACGATGCAGGAGATCGAAGAGGTGCAGCATGGCGAAATGCAGGGAATGTGGCAAAG